AGGGAGATATTACAGTGCAGTCATACTCTTGTGCCATTGACTTCAATGCTTTACTTACTTCAATCTGTTCAGTCCAGTCGTACTGACCTCCACGAGAAGGTAGACTCGACCGCTTTACCTGATTAATATAGTCAACAATAATAACACCAACATTCAGAGGTTTGACTTTTTTGTCAAGCTCTGCACGAATCTTGGAGAGAGTGAGAGATGCATCATACACTACGTCCAACTGCTGAGTCGGGAGAAGCTCGCAGGTGTTTTTTAGGGATGTATGCAACTTCTCAAAGTTACGATGTTGTCTATACTCCTTCAAGCGGTCTTGTCCATCAACATAACGACCTGCCCACCACGTAGCAACTTTCTCCCACTCGGTAACACTCAGATTCTGAGTACGGAGGCGAGAAAAAGGAACTTCTGTAGCGATAGCACAGCATCGTTGAAGGATCGACCGACTATCCATCTCAATAGTGAAATACATAGCCGATCTACCTGAAGCGTAAACACTGGTTGCAATGTTTGCACAAATGACAGATTTACCAGCACCCCGTTTACCACCGAACATAACAAGATCTCTAGGAGAAAACTTTATGTCGTGGTCGTACTCTTCATTGAGTCCGAGGGCCATATACCTGGCTAAATCTTCTTCTGGCTCAAACAAGTCAATACGTTGCATACTTTCTTGTGGGTCTTCGAGATCAACCTTATCTTCAACGTCTAGGACGATCTGATGTAGGTGGTTTACTGATTCCTGAGCATTTTCAAATGCAACAGAATTCTCAATATAATCTTCGAGTGAGTCCAGAATTTCTTTTTGAGTGTATTCGTTCTTCAGATACTCAAGAAGCATCTGAGGGTCTGCATCGACCTCGACTGCTTCTACTGCGTAGAGTTTCTCTCGAGTAGCTGAATCACGAATCTCAAACTTTAGATCTTCAATCGTAGGCATTCTATGGAACTCTTCGCAATGCTTATCAATAATCTTATACAGACTATGATACTCAGTTGCAAAGTACTGCTTGTGCGCTACACTCCAGGTCTGAAAGTCCTGTAGCGTAAGCACTTGCTTAATAAGCGCACTAGCGATGTTCAATTGAAAGTCTCCCGATTTCAAATCTAAAATGTAGGGTAGACCCCGAAGAGCCTACCCTTAGTGTGTACTAAGAAGGATTAAGCTGAAGCTTTTTCTTTCTTAGAAGCGCCATCATAGTCAGCGGCTGAAAGGCCACGACGAGTGAGCATAGTCTTAACGCCACGGGCGGTCTTACCAATTTGCTCTGCGATAGCTTCGACAGTCTGGCTACCAATGTCAGCGATGTCAGCCAAAGGATCTTCTTTAGAGGAACCTTTAGTAACTTCCTGCTTAGGGATAGCGTCAATGTCGCCTGAACGAAGCAAGCTAAGAGCTTTACCACGAACAGAGTTTACTGAACGATCAAGAGCGTCAGCGATAGCTTCTACGAAAGCGCCATCGTTAACCATCTGAACGAAAGTAGCTTCTTCAGCTTCAGAGTACGTGCGTACAGCTTCAACTTTAGGAGCAGGCTTAACGTGTCCAGTTAATTCCATAGACAAAATCTTGCCTTGGATTGACTTAGCTGAGAAAGCGCCATCTTCAAAGTGAGAAGCGATTTCAGCATAAGTGTAAGTGCCGCTGTTGTCAGAAACAAAAGCTGCAAGGGTAGCTTCTTGTGCATCAGTAAATGCGCGTGAAGCATTGGCAGAAGCCAACTCTACGTCGTAGCCCATCTTGCGCAATTTGCTAGAGATAGAACGTGTAGAGGTTTCAAGCTGGTCTGCTGCTTCTGCAACAGTAGCTTGGGATACGGGGCTTTCGCCACCGACAAAATCAGTGAGAGCAGTAGTACGCTCGTCAGTCCACTTAGGTAGTGCCATGATATTATTCTCCAATAAAATCTAAAAGGTTAGTTATGATTTGAACGCCAGCATCTCTGGCCTTCTTAGTTTTAGCAGATTCAATTCCGCTTTCGTTTACCAGGATAGTGACATCCCTAGTCAAGCTTGTCTTGACTGCATAACCAAGCTCTTGTAGTTTGTTATGAGCCTCGGCTTTCGTTTTGTAACTATTCAGTTTACCACTGATACAAATCGTGCCGTGGGTTATGTTTGTTGTTTGATTCTTTTCAAACTTAAAGCTAAAAGGTAGTAATGATACTTGGTAATACTCATTCTCAAGCCATTCGCACAAATTAGCAGTTGACTTCTCACCCAGTCCAGCCTGTCGGCACATATCGTAGTCTATATCTTCGATGTCTTCGCAGACTTTGGATAGCTTTTCCGATGCTGATTTACCAATGAGAGGTATACTAAATGCAGGTAGCAACACGTTAAGTGGAGCACCGCGAGAGCGTTGCAACTCATCTACTAACTTTACAGCAAGTCTCTCTGAGCCTAGTGACTCGGCAATATCTTCTACGCTTCTATCATAAAGTTCCTCTAGGGAGACAATATCTAGTTTAGCAATAGTAGCAGGGCCGAGACCTTTGATCTTCAGAGTCTTTGCAAAGTGTTCGATGAGTTTTGCAACTTTCTCACCACATTGTGGATTTCTACAATACAGAAGATGATTCACACTTTCTAACACCGAACTACAACTAGGGCAGTTTGTTGGGGCTTCGATAATGGTCATCGTGATTCCTCTGAAATTGAAATAGTATTATACGGACTTTTAAGGTTTCTGTCAAGAATTATTTTTTTGCAGGTAGCAATCAATCTAATCTCCTGACAATCCGAGGTATGATCTCGCCAGAGCGGATAACCTCTACCTTACAACCTATCTCAAGATCAAGGTCGCGTATGTACTCAATATTGTGCAGAGTTGCTCTCGATACCGTAGCATCTCCCACGACCACAGGGTCGAGAATAGCCACTGGACTTACAACTCCGCTCTTACCCAACTGCCATACTACATCCAACAGCGTGGTCTCCACTCCAGACACCTGCTCTTTCAGAGCAAAAGCACCTCGTGGGTGTTTAGCGGTGTAACCTAACGCATCGAACTTTGCATTTGACTTGAGACGATATACTTTGCCATCCTGAGGATAGGCATCTGCTTTAAAGCGAGTAACCACATTTAGACCCATCTTATGCAATAGCTCAAGAGCACAAGCATAATTAGAAGTCCAACTTGGTGTAACATCGTATGCTACAAATACTAAGGGACGAGTTTTAAACTCTTCTAAATCATTAAGACCTAGCGACCCCGAAGCAAAATTACGAGAATTAGGTACACTACTTGGAGCAACAACTTCGCCAGTAATCTGCATGAGTCCAGTATCATTGCACTCATTAGGAACTAACTGACGCATCTTATCTGTAATATCACGACCCTGAATGCCGTCTCCACGAGTGAGAGCGAGTTCAAGGTTGCCGTCAACATATAGAAGAGATACTGCCGCACCATCTAACTTAGGGGTAACAATACATTCATCAATAGGCAGAGGAGCATCGTTGATGTCAAAGCACTTCTGAAGAGAGTACATCTGGTACGCGTGCTTTACGGCATCTGTAACAGTGTAACCCACTTTAGTATAGTTGTGCTTAGCTGCTAGAAGATCGAACTCCGCATCAGAGATAGCGGGAGTACCTTCATAGTACAACTGACTCATTCTGTCTAAAAAGCTCTGCATGGTATTCTCCTAAATAAGAAAGTATATTATACGGAACTTCAGCAAGATTGTCAAGAACTATTTATACATATCCTGAATTAGATCTGAAAAGTGTTCTTCGATCAAACTTTTTGATTCTGCAAGAGATAGTATCTCTACTAACCCTGCGAACATCTCTCTTGAGTTGGAGAGATCTAAAGGCATTGCAACTCCTTCTGGGGTAGGTTTCCACTCCTCGTCAAAGTCCATATAGTATTTACGCAAGTGCATATACTCTACGTCTCTGAACGTATTTATGGTAAGTCTTATCTGTACTTCTTTTACTTTATCATAGTGTATAACACGAGAGTATGCTTCAGGAGCTTGGTGTAAGTCCATTATCGCCTACCTTCATTCTTGAGAATGGAGGACAGCGGGACTACACTAGACACATTCGCAGGTCTGAGTAATCGGTATGAGTCAGTATCCCAACAGAAGAAAAGAAGAGTGTCGTCAGTTTCCTTGGCTCTATTCTTCTTTTTCTGGATATAGGGAGTTGTGAAGTCTAATGTACAAACATTGTACTTTAGCTTTTTGGAGTGTTCGCTACGATAAGTAATAACGGCATCCCCATAGTCGTGCACTAATCGTGCCAGTTCTTGCTTTTTCACTTTAGCTCCTTGGTAGTAATTCAGCAATCTTTATTGTGAATCTACTTACTGCGAGGTGCTTTTGTTAGGTACAAGAAAACCCCGCTAGACGAATCTAGCAGGGTATCGGACTTATGCTTCGTTAATAGCTACTAAAATCGAAGTAAAGTACTGAGATGCTTTACCAGTAAGTTTGGCAATAATCTCTTCATCTACAGGCTGTCCGGCATCGCTAAGAGCTGCAATGAGCGCCTCAGCTGCTGCTGCTTTAGATACTCGCGTACCTCCACCTGTAGCTCCACCGCTAGCTTTAGCGGCAGGGGTTTTCTTAACATAAACGCCAGCTTTTGTTAAGATCATACGAACACCATTAGGTGACTCGTCTAATTCTTCTGCAATGTCTTTTACGATCTCCATGCTGGTTTCTGGAGTTGGTTCTGCTTCTTCATACAGGCTTACTGCCTGTGCTTTTTTGTCGTCGTCCCAAGCCACTTTTCGTGTCCTCTTGTTAGGGTTTTTGTTTCCTGGGCAATCGCCCAGAGCTTGTAGTTGTTGAGTATAGAATCGGTCGCCCAATGGTATTCTCCTAAATTTGAAATGATATTATACGCGGATTTTAACCATCTTGTCAAGAATTATTTTTTCTTATCTCTTACATTTTGTACGGCACTTTTTATTGCGTCTTCTGCTAATACTGAGCAGTGTATCTTTACGGGTGGCAAGGCTAACTCTTCTGCTATCTGAGTATTCTTGAGCAACTCTGCCTCGCCTAAAGTCTTTCCTTTTACCCATTCGGTGAGTAGAGACGAAGAAGCTATAGCCGACCCACATCCATAAGTTTTAAACTTTGCATTTACTATAACATCATTCTCGTCTACCTGTATCTGTAGACGCATAACATCTCCACAGGCAGGAGCTCCTACCATTCCTGTACCTACTAAAGGATTACTATCATCTAGTATTCCTACGTTTCTAGGGTTTTCGTAGTGGTCTATTACTTTTTCACTATATGCCATATTATAATCTCTCTAGGTTTACTCCGTACTTTTGTAGATGCTCTAGCTTACACAACTCGTAAGCAGGTGCATACGCAGAGAAACCGCCTTGTGTCACATTCGAAAAGAAGTTATCATCGTCTTGTACTTTTTGTCGAACATACACTGAGTATGCAGGACAGCCATATTTCTTTTCATAATCAACCATAGCCATACCTTTTTTAGTAGCAAGGTACTCAGCTGTTAGTCTATGTTTTACTTCTACTGCCGCATGATAAGTGGCAGACCATGCAATCTCACCCTCTGCAAAGTCGTCAGACATACACTCGTCAGGGTAGTAGTGTGCAGTTAGTCTTTCGTCTTTTCCTGCGGGTCTTTGCGGGACTCCAACTCTTTCAAGAAGAGATCGTACAAAGGAAGCACTTCTGAAGAGGAGCTTTGAGATATCTGTGATAGTATCTCCTCCGAGGTAGTTTTCGCACGCAAGAGCGATCTCTGCATCACTCGCAGGACGGCCTCGCAGACCTTGTTTACGCTTTTTAACATACGCTTTCGTCTCCTCATAATCCTCGATAATCTTAGTTAGCCTAGTTGTATTATAGGCTATGTTAAGAATATCACACGCTTCCTTCTTTGTTATAGGTTTTTCCGAAGAACTGGGGTTTAGCAGCATAATAACTTTCTGGATGTTTGCTGCTGACAGGTTCTCGTAACTTTTCTTCTTTACTCTCTTCGCCATTCTCTAACTCCAATTCTAGTTTAAACATCAAGCAGCAAATAGCGTGCGCTAGATGTGATAAATTTGTTTCTGGATCTTGTAGTTCTCCGTCCAGATGGGAGAATATGTGCCGTAGTGCACCACCGCTGTATCTATTCTGTGCATCTTCTAGTTTACGCCAGTTTTCTTCATCGTACTTGGCCGCACCAAAAGTCAGTACTTTTGCTACTTCTACTGTAGCTTTGGGAGGCAGGAGATACATCTTCGGCTTTTCACTATCAAACTTTCTGCCTACCATACCTTTCAAGTCCTTGATATCAGTCATGTACAAAGTCCTTAATCAGAG